ATGGAAACCATCTTAAACAAAACCGAAAAGCCCGTAATTGATGAACTTGTCGAATTCTTAAAAAGCCTGACAGAAAAAGAGCAGCAGGAAATCAATATCTTTATTCAGGGAATCAAGTTCGCAAAGAAAGCAGAACAAAAGCAATCCGCTTAGTGAATCGGGGGGTCAAAATGAATAAACCAAAGATAGACAAGGTTTGGAAGGCACTTGCAAGGTACGGGATACATAGTGAAAAAGAACTTGACGAAGCGATTAAAAACACAAAACCGATCAACATAAGCTGCATGGTATCCCCGGTAAAAGCCTTACAAGCAGAAAGTAAATAAGGGGGGATTTAACAAATGAATATTACCGACTTCATACCGGAGGGCAAAAACAATGCTATAACCCGCAAACAGCTTTGCAACCTTACGGGCCTATCCGACAGGAAAGTTCGCGAATTGATCGAACAGGCCCGTCGCAAAGGTGAGATCATCATAAACGCGCAGGATGGAGCGGGATATTTCAAAACAGACGACTTGAAAGAAATTCAAAAACAATACCAGCGCAATGATCGGCGGGCAAAATCAATTCTTGTTCAGCAAAAATATTTGCGCAAACGGCTGAAAACAGCGGGCCTTTTATAACGGATGGAGGTTGTACCATGAAACAGCTATTCAAAGACGATGAACACCGGGCATTTTATGAAGAATGCTTGCGCCGCGCCCCGAACGATTCATACCATAGGGCATTATTCTACACGCTGGGCCTTACACCCGAAACAAGAAAACATGTAAGCCAGCTTTACAACTTCCGGGAACGGTGCATTGAACTTGAAGGGCTTAACAAAGCATGGCAGACAGGAACAACGGTTAAGGTTTGCCGCCTTGCCTTCAATCTTTTTAATGGATACAACGGAACCGATGAAAGCGAAGCAGGGCGGTTTACCCCTTATTATTTGTTTTGTTGCCCACTGGCGGAATACATGCTTGAAGCAATTAGAATCAGATATTCGGAATACACAAGAGGATAAAACAAGCTGGAGGGGTGGGCAAAGTGACAAATGCAGAGTTAAAAGAAGCTATGATGGCCGAAGAACCCGTTATTTACAACGACATTGAATATAAGTGCATATCAGCAATTATTTACCGCAAGAACATAAACGGAAGCGGGATTTATATACAAGCGGAACTGGCGGACAAGAAAACGCATAGCGTAACAATAGCCGACGCGTCCCGCGTTAGAAGAATAGGTGGTAAGGAGGGTTAAAATGATAAAAATTCTAATGGGAGGTTCACCGTGTACGAATTGGAGCATTGCAAGGGCTTCAAGCGGAAGAGAAACAACAGCAGAAGGCATAGGATGGGAATTATTCAAAAATTATCTTATAGCAAAGGAAAAATTCAATCCTGATTTTTTTCTTTACGAAAACAACAAAAGCGCAGCGCAAGCAATAAAAGATCAAATTTCATATGAGTTGGGACAACCGCTTCAATATATCAATTCTGCTTTAGTTTCGGCACAAAATAGAGAACGTTTTTACTGTCACAATTTCGGACAAGTTCCTCAACCGAAGGATCGAGGGATTTTATTAAAAGATATTTTGGAAAGCGGTATCGTTGACAGAGAAAAAGCATATTGCCTTTTGGCGACACACGGGAAGAAAAATCAAGACGATTACTTTAACAAAGCGCAAGGACAAATTGTGTTTGAGCCTGTTTGCGTTGCACAGCGCGGCAGGTACACAGGAGAAAACGGAGCAGTTCAACAGAATTTTGAAGCCCGTTTTGACGGCAAAACAAATACAATTACGACAGTTTCAAAAGATAACCTTGTGGCAGAACCTTTAAGAATAGGTACGATTGAAAATGAATCAAAAAACAAAGAACACGATAGCAAGCAATACCGTGTGTATTCGCCGGAAGGAAAATCAACAACATTATGCGCTTTAGGCGGTGGAGTGGGAGCAAAAACGGGATTATACGCTTGCCCTGTAGAGATTAGCCAGACCATAATTCAGGAACTCACAAGTAAAGACGGACAACCTTATATATTAATAAACGGAAAGAAACAACCGATTTACGCCGTTCAGAATGGTTTTACAACAATTAAGGGAAAACTGCACCCGATCAACCTTCCTGACGGATATTACATAATCAGAAAATTAACTGTTACCGAATGTTGCAGACTTCAAACATTACCCGATGATTATTGCCGCGTTGTATCAGCAACACAGGCGTACAAAGGGCTTGGAAACGGATGGACAGCAGAGGTTATTATTCATCTTCTTTCTTACGCCTTATCAGGCATACCAAAACATGAAGAAATCCTTATTCTTTCTATGTATGACGGAATAGGAACCGGCCGGTATTGCCTTGACAAAATGGGCTTTAAGAATGTCCGGTACTATTCGTACGAAATTGATAAATACGCCATGCAGATTGCGCAAAGCAATTTTCCTGACATTATTCAATGCGGGGACGCTTTTCAAGTACGAGAAGAGGGCTGGAAGATCGGAGGAATTGACCTTGAAAAAAGAAAAGCAGTATGAATATATCGCGGTTGATTTTGACGGGACGCTAAATGTTCACGCATTCCCGGAGATCGGGGAACCGAAACCCCGGATAATTGAATTTATTAAGCACCATGCGGCGAAAGGAACAAAGATTATATTACATACTTGCCGGGACGACATACCCGGAGGGCCGCAATACTTAACCGCAGCGGTTGAATGGTGCAAAGCCCACGGAATACCTATTCATGCAGTAAACGAAAACCCGTTTGTCGATTTCGGAAAAAGCGGGAAGCTTTACGCAGACATTTACATTGACGACCGGGCCATAAATGTAAATTCAATCAAATATACAGAGAATGGAGAATTTGCAATAACAGAGTAAAACAGTATTTAAAAATTATATAAAGGGGGTCAAACATTATGAATAAAGAGAAAATCCGCACATTCAAGATTGCAAATAGATCTTTTGAGATCGACACGAAGCGGCTGGGGGCCGTTGCGAAATATGCAATGCTGACAATGTGCGGATTTTTATTATTCAAAATAGGACAAGCAGCAGCATTTGAACAACGCGGATATATTGCTTACGGCGGAGAATGTTTCTTGCTTGGCCTTCCCCTATTCTATTACATAATTTCGACAACCGCCCGCGATATTGCGGTTGAAATAAAAAAATGAAAACGGAGGTTTTGCTGATGATTAGCGTTCAAAATGTTGCGGTGTACGATAACGCCGGAATACCCAGCTTTATGGTGAGGTTCAGGAAGGAAAAGAACAAAGATTTATTCCCCGGAGGTTCAGACACAACACACCCTGCCTTCATCATCAACAATGAAGAGGTTGACGAAATCTATATTTCACAGTATGCAAATACAATTTTTAACGGTAAAGCTTATAGCTGGCCCCTACAAAAGCCAGCGGTAAATGTGACTTACGAAGAAGCAATGGCGGCTTGCTTTGCAAAAGGCGAAGGTTGGCACATGTTGACCGCCGCAGAATATGCCCTTGCAATACATGACAGTAAAAGGAAAAACACGCTGCCGCACGGCAACACATATTGCGGAAGAGATTGGAACCACAGAGAGGAACAAGGGATTATATACGATGATGTATTTACCTTGACAGGTTCCGGCCCAGCAACATGGGCGCACGATCATACGATATTCGGAATTCACGATCTAAACGGTAATATATGGGAAATGATAGCGGGATTACGTTTATTGAACGGTGTAATTGAAGTTATCCCAAACAATGACGCAGCGGCTCCGCACGATTGCAGCAAGCAAAGCAAATTATGGCAACCGATATTGCATGAAGGCAAGCCCGTTAAATACAAGACAGAAAGCGGGATTGTCATTCTAACAACAGGAGAGGTTGAAGAGGATTGGGATGGCTGCCGCTGGTGCGACGTAAAAAGCGAAATCGAAGTACCGGAGATCATAAAAGCCCTTTCGTTATTCCCTACCGATGAAAAGGACGGACAATCATACATATTCGTTGACACAGACAATGAGCGTTTGCCGTATCGCGGGGGCAACTTCATCAGCACCCGCTATGCCGGGCTGGGCTGCTTGTACTTGGACCTCCCGCGTTCGTGTTCGTACGTCATTCTGGGCTTCCGCTCCGCTTTTTACAGGAAAACTGCAAACTGATTACTGAAAAACTGAAAGGCGCGTGACAACGCGCCGATTGACATTGACATATAAAGAGAGAAACGCCCCGCGGCTTGCTTTTGTGAGAAGCACCGCGGAGCGTTACAAACGAGATTTTGCCGTGAAACAAGCTATCAAACCTATAAATAGTATAGCAAAAAACGCGGCAAAAGTCAAGCAAACAACGCTATTCCGGGCGTTTTGCGGGCTTGTAATGGGTATTATCTTTGCCGCGAAGGTTAGAAAAATATAAATATAAATTTTATACCCGGAAGGTATAAGAGGGGGTGGTGTATAGAGGGTATAAAAATACCCTGCCCCTAAAACATAAAACCCGGAGTGGTAAAGATTTACTTTTTACGGCCAATTTTTTGGACAAGGAGAATGAGCCGTGAGAAGAAGAAAAAATTTCATAAGAGAAAAAAAGATTTATTGCGGCGCGGATTATTTGGAAGTTGATATTATACCGAGAACTGAAACAGAAAATGTAAGACCGGGGAAAAGAAGCAAAAAGCAAAAAGTATCCGCACCGAAACAAAAGAACCTGAATGATAAAAATGCAAAGAGGTATTTTGTTCAGTTAATAAATTCCAATTTCGGAGAAAATGACCTTCATGTTACGGTTACATATTCAAAAGAGTATTTGCCGGATACAATCGAGGAAGCCGAAAGGGAAGCTGCAAATTTTATCAGGCGGATTTCATACAGAAGAAAAAAAGAAGGGCTTCCGCCATTGAAATATATTCTTGTTACTGAATACAGCACGGGGAAAACAACGGGAAAGCCTGTAAGGATTCATCATCACATTATTATGAACAGCGGGCTTGATCGTGACACGATAGAAGAGTTATGGAGGAAGCCAAAAAGGAAGGGCCAAAAGAAGGGTGACAAGATCGGGTTTGCAAATACAGACAGACTTCAACCGAATGAATATGGCCTTGAAGCATTAGCCAGATACCTGATGAAAAACCCGAACGGGAAAAAAAGGTGGAGCAGTTCACAGAATTTGACAAAACCGTGGAGCCGGACAAACGATCACAAGTACACAAGGAAACAGGTTGAGAAGATAGCAAAGGACGAAGCGGAAAATACAGAATTTTGGAGGAAGAAGTATCCGGGGTGGGTACTAACGGAAAGCAAACCTGTATACAACGAGATTACAGGCTGGTCAATATATTTGAAATTACGACGGCTGAAAGAATAAAGGGGGGCGAAAGAAAAATGAACGATTATCAAAGAAAGGCACGGCAGCAGTATAAAAACATGGCCAATAACGCACAAGGACATTTTTTCGAAGGGTACATAAAGGCGGCTTGCATAATCTATCACAATCAGGGCCGGGCGGAAATAGAGAAAACGCCGGAGCCTTTCAGAGTAACAAAGAAACACCCGGACGGGACATTTACAGGAAGATTCACAGCACACGCCCAGCCGGACTTCATCGGGACACTTGCTGGAGGACGCGCAATTTGTTTTGAAGCAAAGTATACGTCAACGGAGAAGATGAAGCGGGGCGTTTTGACAGATACGCAAATGAAAAAGCTGGAGGAACACGAACAGGCAGGAGCGGTTGCCGGGGTATGCGTAGGAATTCAAGATCGGTTCTTTTTCGTACCGTGGGCCATATGGCGGGATATGAAAAACATATACGGAAGGCAGTATGTTACAGCGGCAGACATTGAGGAATACCGGGTAAGATTTACCGGGGCCGTCATGTTCCTTGACTACATACACAAAGAAAGGCGGGTTTATGATGGGAAAAAAGCACAAGCGAAAATTAACGATCAGGGTAACACCGCAAACAGCATTCAATCTTGAAAAGCTGGCTGCATTAGGAAACATGAAAAGCCCCGGAAGGGTTGTTGACAAATTAGTTCGGGATAAAATGATCTACCTTAACAGCATAAACAGGAGAAATGAAAGAAATTCAAAGTGAGGTGGCGGCATGTACGAATTGAATAACATTTACAACGAAGATTGCATGGCTGCTATGCGCAAAATCCCGGACAAATATTTTCAACTTGCTATATGTGACCCGCCTTACGGGTTGGGTATAGACGGGCAAAAAGAAAGAATACACAAGAACCCGAAGCACAACCGGAAATATCATAAGCGTAAAGGCTGGGACACTTCCCCGCCACCGCCTGAATACTTCAAAGAACTTGAAAGAATATCGGTTAATCAGATCATATGGGGCGGAAACTATTTTGTTCAAATGTTAGGCCGCGGGACTAAAGGCTGGATTGTATGGGACAAGGGACAACACGGCCTTTCAATGAGTGATTGCGAACTTGCATATTCATCATTCAATAAGCCTACAAGGGTGGTTGTAATAAACAGGGCCGAATTGCAGAGAGACGGAACAACGTTCCACCCGACGCAAAAACCTGTAAAGCTTTATGAATGGATATTGTCAAACTATGCAGAACCCGGCGACAAGATTATTGATACACACGCCGGAAGCGGAAGTTGCCTGATTGCATGTTACCGTTTAGGCTTTGAATTCATCGGGTTTGAAATAGACTCAGAATATTACATAAAAGCAAAAGAACGACTTGAAAGGGAGCGGACACATTTAAGGTTATTTGATTTTCAGGGGTTAGAAAATTGGAGGTAATAGCATGGCAGATGTTGACACTTGCGTATTATGCGGCGAACCGATACCGGAGGGAATACAGGTTTGCCCGGAGTGCATGAGGAAAGCCGGGGTTGATGAAACAAACACTACAGCAGCGGAAGAGTTGCGGGACATTGCCGCCATTCTCAAAATTACGGCACCGACAGACGGAAATATTAAAATCGCCCTGCAAGGAATTTTGAACATTGCCGCAAGGCTTGAAGGAAAGAAGGTGTAAAAATTGGAGTTCGTAAGATTCGTATTTTCAAGCTTTTGGATATGGGCCGGGTTTGTAATCATCATAGCGACAACAGGAAATGCAATCGCAGAGATCATAAAAGCATTCAAGGCCCCGAAACGTGAAAAAGAAACGGAGGTAAGCAAATGAGCGGATACAAACCGAAGATTGTAAAGGCCCGTTTAAAAACAGGCGGGAAATCCATTGCAGAAATCAGAGAACAGAACAAAGGGCAAGGACTAACATACAGAGACTTTGAGAACATACAGAAAGCAAATGAACAGTTTGACGGCCTTATCGTTTACCTTTCCTTATGGGAATATGACAATTACAGTTCATACCATCTTTACGGCTGGGACGACAAAGACGATGAACGCATGATGATGGGAATGTATTACGCCGAGCAGACGCACCCGTTCCCACAATACAAAGGGAAGCTTGAAGAATTTATTGCAGACTGGAAAGCAAAAAAATATGATCCCGGTTGTGTATTCGGCTTTGAACCTTCAGACGTTGAAGAACTGGAGGTAATACAAGAAGAGGTTAAGGAGGTAAGGAAGGATGGCAAAGAAAAAGAAAAAGCGCAAGCAAAACCGCACAGGAAGAGGAAGAAGAAAAAGCATAAAAGCTAAAACATCATTGCCCGGGCGGGAGGAACCAGCAGTATTTCCGATTGCGGCATTAAATAAGCGACTTGCTGAAATTAATGCTTTAAGGCAAAAGAAGATGGAAGTTGACAGAATAAAAGCACGGGCACGGGAAAGGAAGGGTGCTGAAAATGAACGAAGCGTTATTGAGTAGTAAAAAACTTGATTGGTGTACGCCGCAAGCGTTCTTTGAAAAACTGAACGAAGAATTCAATTTTACACTTGACGCAGCAGCGACGGACAAGACGACTAAATGCAAAGAGTATTTCACACCCGAAACAGATGGATTAAAAAGTTCATGGAAGCGACCGAGGGGGGGTTCTGTATTCTGTAATCCGCCTTATGGAAGAGAGATCGGAAAATGGGTTAAGAAAGCATTTGAAGAAGCGCAGGAGGGGACAACGGTTGTTATGCTAATTCCGGCCCGAACAGATACTTCATATTTCCATGATTACATATACGGAAAAGCGGAAATTCGGTTTATCCGGGGACGGCTCAAATTTACTGACGACGACGGAAACGAATTCGCACCAGCCCCATTCCCGTCAATGGTTGTAATTTTTAGAGGGAAAAACGGTTCAGGCAATGAAGCAGGCATTAAATTTAAGCCTTGAAGAATTAAACCAATTACTTAAAGGGAGGTTATAAGAAAATGAAGTTTTTTGAATTTAATGATTTTGAATATTACGCATTGATCGGCGCGAACACAGAGAAAGAAGCGATTGAGTATTACAAAAAAACAGTTGCAGACATTGAGGAAGAGGACGGAACACCAGATGAAATAACAAAAGAGGAAGCAAGAGATAAATTCAAAAATGCTTGCACGGAAGAAAATTCACAAACCACAGAAGAATTCAAAAAGAGCATAAGCGGTTCAGGGCCGCACTTGATACTAATTGACGGAAGTTTAATCTAATAAGAATTTTAGAGAACGGGAGGAAAAGAAAAATGCAAGTTGCGGCCTTTAATGCAAAATGCCCTTTTGAGATAGGCGACAGGATACAGGACAGAAGAACAGGAGCGGTTCGCACAATTACAGACATTGCATGTATTCATTACATAAAAACCGGAAAGGTAGAATTTCGATATGAATTTGATGGTTCAGGACAATATGAGGAAATTATCATACCGAAAGAAGCGGAAGGAATTGCGGTTTTACTTGGGTTCTTACCTAAAAAATAAATCAGTAATGCGCAAATTAAGTTCTTATTGAGCAATAACACCCGGAGCGGGTGAAATATAAAAAACGAAAGCGAGGAATTAACCGTGAAAACAATATCTATCATCAACCTTAAAGGCGGAGTTGCAAAGACAATTTCAGCCGCAAACATGGCCCATATTTTAGCAGTTATCCACAATAAGCGCGTTTTACTTGTGGATAATGACAAACAAGGCAATGCGTCAAAAATGTTCAATCTTCATAGTTACGATGAACCGAGCGTGGCCGAAGTATTAACAGACAGAAACGTAAACCTTAATGAAATCATTGCGTCGACACAATACAAAAACCTTGATCTTATTCCGGCGAATATGAATCTTTTGCGGGCAAATCTTCAAGTATTGCTTGACAGTTCAAGGCCGCAGCAAACAAGATTCAGAACAGCATTTAAGGCGATTTCAAACGATTATGATTATTGCATTATAGATAATGCCCCGGACATAAATATTTCAACTATAAACGCGCTGGTGGCTTCTGATGATGTAATAATACCGATAAAAATTGACAAGTTCGCATTTGACGGGCTGGCAGAATTGAAAGAACAGATTGACAATACGCGGGAAGAATTAAACCCTTGCTTATGCCTGAAAGGCTGCTTTGTTACATGTTATCAGCGCAACGAAGTAAACAAACAAGGTGAAGAATGGCTGAATACCCAGCGGGAATTCCCGGTATTTAAAACCCATATACGCAAAACGGAAAAGGTTGACGAAAGCACGTTTGCCGCTGCCCCTATCATCGAATATTCGCGCAGGTGCGGCGCAGCTTTAGACTATATAAAACTTGTTGAAGAATACTTGTCAATGTGACCGAATCGGACACATAGAAAGGAGCGTTTGAAATGGCAAAGTTTAATTTGAATCAGCTTTTGAATGAAAAATCATTAAGCGGAGTGGAAGAGGAACCAGCAAGGCGCAAACAATTTTATAAAGTAATACCGCTTTCAGTTTATGATCTTGTACCTTCAAAAGACAACTTTTATTCAACTGAACAGATCGAGGAATTAAAAATGTCAATAGAAATGTTCGGCGTAAAGCAAAACTTGACCGTAAAGCCTATAGGTGGCGGTAAATACAGAATCATTGCAGGACACCGCCGCCGCCTTGCGGCCCTTGCGCTGGTTGAAGAAGGGAAAACAGAATTTGAATATGTGCCTTGCGGAATCGAAACGGAAGAGGACGAAATAAAAGAACGACTTCTGCTAATAACAACAAATTCAACAGCCCGCCAGCTTTCTGATTGGGAGAAGATAAAACAGGCCGAAGAAATGCGGGCGTTGCTGGAGGAATTAAGAAAACGTGAAAAGTTGCCGGGCCGAATGCGCGAACTTATTGCGGAAGCATTGAAAACTTCTCCGGCACAGATCGGACGCATGGAAGCAATATCAAAGAACCTTACGCCGGAGTTCAAAGAAGAATTAAAAGAAGGACGCGTTAATATATCGGCTGCATACGAACTTTCAGGACTACCAAAGGAACAACAAAAAGAAGCTTTCAAAGAATACAAAGAAAAAGGCACGATTTCAATAAAAGAAGCAAAAGCAATGAAACAGGAAGCGGAGCAGCCAAAAAACAACAGTTGCCCGATGAACAAAGATATTCCATTAACCGAAGCGGAAGTTAAAAGATTTTGCAAAGATGGTTGTTCCCCTTCATGCAATGAAGAATTAGCAGAATTGCTTCAAAAGAAGGCGGAAAAGCAGGACAAAAACAAGCAGTTTTTACCTTCTGTTTCAACCCATGAAAAAGAAAAAGAAAACGAACAGGAGCGGGACAAGCAGGAGGGTTTAAAGATTAAATACAATGTCACAAAAGTTTCTGACGGAAGCCCTGTTTATGGTTGCTTTGTTTTACGCCCTGATCGCGATCCTGCCGCAATAGCTGCAATATACGCATATGCAGAAGCTACACCAAACAAAACACTTGCAGAGGACTTGCGCCGTTGGATGGAAGAGTTAAAAGAACGGAGGGTAAACAATGCGCCCAACATTAAGCGAAGAGGATATGAAGAGGGTTCAGGAAGCATGGAAGTTTATTCAAACGACAATTAAGCAATTCATTGAAGCGGTTAAGGAAGTATGCGAAAAACTAAAAGAAATATTGCCGGGAATATTAAAAAGCATACTTACACAAAGGCCGCCCGGCAGAGAACAACGGAAGCGGCAACGGCAACAGCAACAGGAAGAAATAAAGCAAAATCAGATTTTTGCAAGATATAAGAGTTACGAAAGCAGAAGAATTAACGCCGTTTTAAGGGTTTATAAGCCGCCTTAAAGCAGGCAGAAAAATAAACTATAGAAAGGTAAAGGTGGGCATATGGACAAAGAAAAGGCAATCAAGATATTAGAGTTTTACCGAACAATCGACAAAGACGTTCAATTTAATATGAGGATCATAAACGATCTTGAAGATAGATATTATTCAGGCATTAGAGCAACCGTTATTGATGGGTTGCCAAAGGGCAAGGGCAACACACCAAGCACGGTTGAAATTGCCGTGTGGAACATACCGGAAACAGTATTTAATACCTTGAAAGAATTACGGGAGCAAAACAGGAAGCTTTGTAAGTTGAAAACAGAGATTTTAAAAGAAATAAATACCTTAAATCATGTTAGCCGCGTTATCATTTTTTCTTTTTACATAGAGGGACAACAATGGGCACAAATAACGGGACAAGTTCATTATTCAGAAAGGCAATGCAAGAATATTCGCGATAATGCACTTGAAAAATTATGTATTCGATTTAGCAAAAATAAAATTGTTTCAACTTATAAATTTCCGCAATAAAAATTGCCCGCCATTGCCCGTTTTTACTGATATAATCAGTATTGTAAAAAGTGTTTTTTACAGGGCAAGGCCGGGAGCAAATCCGCGCCTTGCTTTTCATTATAAGGAAATTTTGAAATTGGATTTTATCAAAAAATATATTTCCGCCGCAGGCAGAGAAAACGAAAAACAAAAACAAACAAATGAAGGGAGGTAAGCGCGTGGGAAGAAAAAGAAATCCGAATCGTGATGAAGCTAAAAAAATGTATCTTGAAAGCGACGGAAAACTAACAACAAAGCAGCTTGCGGAAGCGGCTGGCGTAACCGAAGGCCGCATAAGGAAATGGAAAAGTGAGGACGATTGGAAAGCAGCACTTGAAGAACAAAGATCGAAACGTAAGCGCGGCGCACAACCCGGAAATAAAAACGCCGTGGGAAGCGGAGCACCGAAGCGGAATACAAATGCGCTTACCCACGGGGCATATAAGACAATATATTTTGATGAATTATCAGAGGAAGAAAAGGCCCTGATTGAATCAATAAACCTTGACACACAAGCAAACATGTTACGCGAATTGCAAACCCTTGTTGCAAAAGAAAACGATCTTAAAAAGAGGATTGCAAGGCTTGATCAGGACAGCCCGGAATCATTATATGTTGATAAGGTTGTTGAAATGCTTGTGCCAAAGGGAAAGAAAAAAGACGGAGAGGACGACGGCGACGAAGAAGAACAGGAATTACTAGGCATGAAAACCGCAATGCAAACAATCATAAAAGCCAGCCCGTTTGACAGGGCCTTGAAATTGCGGGCCGAATTAGATAAAACCCACGGAAGGATTATAAGGCTACTTGATAGCATAAAGGCTTACGAATTAGAATCACGCCGCCTATTGCTGGAGGAAAAGAAATACAGATTATCAAAGCAAAAGTTGAGCGGCGAATATGAGATTGACCCGGAAACGGGAGAAATAAACGATGATTTCGATCCTGACATTGAAAAAGAAGGCCCGATTTAAGGGCTTTTTGCCGTTAAATGGTAGGTTCTTCCAGAGAAGGGGAAAGCCTTGCGGGTCCGGCGACCCCAGAATATAGGCAGAGAAAAAAAGAAAAAAATCGCTTCCGAACCCCGGAAGCGGCATTTTTAAGGGGGTGGGTTTAAAAAAGTAAAGTTAGAGGGGGTGCTAAAACGTGAAACTTTACGACGCAAAAGCAGTTGCCCGGTTCCTTGATCTGACAGAACGCCGAGTAAGGCAATTGCGCGACGAAAAAGTTATCAGCGAAGCGGCACCGGGCCTTTACAATTTACAGGAAACAACGCACAAGTACATAAATTATTTGAGAAAGCGAAACCCGGAAAGCGAAGATAATATCGACTACAATACAGAGAGGGCAAAACTTATCAGGGCAAAGCGGCTTAACGAGGAATTCGAACTACACCTTAAAGAAGGGCGGCTACATGAAGCAGAAGTTATTGAAACCGTTATGAAGGACATGCTGGTTAATTTCAAAAGCCGTTTAATGGCTATTCCGGCAAAGCTTTCACCCGTACTTGCAAAAAAAACTGACCGGGCCGAGATATTCAAGATCATAAAAGCACAAATTGATGAAGCATTATTAGAATTATCGGATTACGATACGGCATTCGGGGAAAGGAGCGACAATGAAAAAAGCGACGCATGATTTATTGAAGCGCATTTTTAGTGTTTTGAAGCCACCCCCGGATTTAACCCTTTCGGAATGGGCCGACGAATACCGCAGACTTTCGCCTGAATCATCGGCAGAGCCGGGGCGATGGAGAACATCAAAGGCACCTTATCAACGGGAAATTATGGACGCGATCACGGACATTAAAACACAAAAGGTTGTTGTAATGAGCGCGGCGCAATTAGGGAAAACAGACGGTTTTATATTGAATCCGATAGGCTACTATATGCACTATGACCCCAGCCCGATCTTAGTATTGCAACCGACTATTCAGATGGCCGAAAGTTTTTCAAAAGATAGACTTACACCAATGTTGCGGGATACACCGGTATTAAGGGATAAAGTAAACGATAAAAGCAGGAATAGCGGAAATACAATACTTCAAAAGATATTTCCGGGCGGTCATGTTACGATGGTAGGCGCAAATTCTTCATCTTCCCTTGCTTCACGCCCGATTAGAATATTGCTTGCTGATGAAATAGACAGATACCCAGCAACAGCAGGAAATGAAGGCGACCCGTTATTGCTTGCAGGAAAGCGACTTGCAACCTTTTGGAACAAAAAAGAAGTATGCGTTTCAACGCCGACAATAAAGGGGCTTTCCCGTATAGAGGTTGAATTTGAACATTCAACACAGGAAATATGGCATGTTCCTTGCCCTGCTTGCGGTGAATTGCAGCCATTAGAATGGGCACAAATACACTTTGACAAGAATAACCCGCAGGAAATAAGCCATGTTTGCAGGAAATGCGGCGTTATATCAAGCGAATATGAGTGGAAAGAACAGTTCGTAAATGGAAAATTTATTGCACGTTATCCTGAACGAAGCGTAAGAGGTTTTCACCTTAATTCCCTTGCGTCAACGTTTGTTGAATGGAAAGACATTGTGACAAAATTCCTGACAGCAAACGAAGAAAAGAAAAAAGGCAACATTGAACTTCTTAAAGTATGGACAAACACAGAGATGGGGCAAACATGGGAAGAGGACGGCGAACAGATAGAAACCGATGATCTTTACAATCGCCGTGAAAAATACAATTGTGAAGTGCCGGAGGACGTGCTGGTTCTGACAGCAGGCATTGATACGCAAGACGACCGTTTCGAAATTGAGATTGTCGGATGGGGGGAAGAAAAAGAAAGCTGGGGCATACGTTATCAAGTAATTTATGGCGATCTTAAAACGAAAAACGTATGGAATGAATTGGACGCTTTCTTAAATCAGACATTCACACGCGCGGACGGCGCAAAGATGAAAATTATATGTGCTTGCATGGATTCAGGAGGACACTTTACAACACAGGTTTACCGATTCTGCAAAGAGCGGACAGCCCGAAGAATATTCGCAATTAAAGGAAAAGGCGGCGCAGAAGTTCCGTATTATAGCAGGCCGTCAACGGCAAACAGAGAGAAAGCCCCATTATTTACGGTGGGCGTTGATACAGGAAAAGCAATCATATATCAACGGCTTGCGGTAAAGAATGAAGGGCCAAATTATTGCCATTTTCCGAAAGAAGAAGATAGAGGATATACGGAAGAATACTTTAAGGGCCTGACTTCTGAAAAAATGGTTATGACATACAAAAAAGGCAAGGCGCAATACGTATGGGTGCTAAAGGATAAGGCGTACAAGCGAAACGAACCGCTTGATTGCAGAAATTATGCAACAGTTGCGCTGGAGATTGCAAACCCGGTATTAAAAAAACCGGATAAAAACGATACTTCCCCCGTTACACAAACGAAGAAAACGGGCAGGAAGAAGCGTTCAACGGGGGTGATATAAGATGGCTGGTATTGATATAACAACAGCAAGAAACCATTTAGCGGCATGGCTTGAAGCTGAACTTGTGGTTACAACAAATCAAAGCTACACGATAGGAAGCCGGAGCCTGACGCGGGCAAATCTTGCTGAAATCAGGGAACAAATCAAGTTTTGGGAAGGCAAAATCAATGAACTTGAAAACATTGAAAAACGCAAAGGCCGAAACCGGGTAATGCGGGCCGTTCCACGCGACTTGTAAAGGGGGTGAATAACATTGAACATACTTGAAAAAGCAATCGCCGCAATTTCGCCTGAAACAGCTTTAAGAAGGGCTGGAGCGCGGCAACGGTTGAAAATAATTGATAGCGGTTACGGGAATTACGGGGCTTCACATGTTAAAAAAAGCTTGCTGGGTTGGTTATATGGCGGCGGCAGCGCGTATGAAGATATAGAAGTAAACCTTTCAACATTACGGCAGCGTTCCCGTGATCTTTATATGGGCGTTCCCCTTGCAACAGGAGCATTAAAAACAATGCGAACAAATGTTGTAGGCCCAGGACTAACACTAAAAAGCCAAATAGACCACAAGTTTTTAAACATAGAGCCGGAGAAAGCCCGGCAGATTGAAGAACAAATCGAACGCGAATTTGAATTGTGGGCGGGTTCGACAGCTTGCGACCTTGAAAGACTTGACAATTTCCGGGAGCTTCAACAGCTTGCATTCCTGAACTGGCTTATGAGTGGTGACGTTATTGTATTACTGCCAACTACAAAACGGGCAAATATGCCGTATGACTTGCGAATAAGACTTATTGAAGCGGACAGGCTATGCAACCCGGATGGAATAGCGAATGATAACATTATCGGCGGGGTTGAAACAAACGAAGCCGGAGAGGTAGTGGCATATTACATTGCAAACCACCACCCGCTTTCAGCGCGCGAAACCGGGAAAACAGGGTGGCAAAGGGTAGAAGCTTACGGAGCATTAACGGGCCGCAGAAATGTTCTTCACATAATGAACCGGGAAAGAATAGGACAACGCAGAGGGGTTCCGTTACTTGCTCCGGTTATAGAATCGCTTAAACAATTAGGGCGATACACTGACGCGGAACTTGTGGCAGCGGTTGTTGCGGGCATGTTTACAGTTTTTATTGAAAAGGAGAGCAATTCAAGCGAAGCCGGATTCGGTGAAATTATCCCGGGAGAACAACAGGTTGACGCTGCCGACGACAGCAGCCTTGAACTTGCACCGGGTGCAATCATTGATCTTAACGAAGGGGAAAAAGCAAATGCAACAAATCCGGGTCGACCAAACAGCGGCTTTGACGCTTTCGTTATTGCCATAAGTCGACAGATAGGCGCAGCCCTTGAAATTCCGTATGAATTGCTTGTAAAGAATTTCAATGCTTCTTATTCAGCTTCCCGCGGCGCATTACTTGAAGCATGGAAAATGTTCCGTATGTATCGAACATGGCTTGCAAACGACTTTTGCCAGCCGATATTTGAGGAATGGATGGCGGAAGCGGTTGCAAAAGGCAGAATATCGGCACCGGGATTCTTTACAAATCCACTTATTCAGAAAGCATACTGTAAAGCGGAATGGAATGGCCCGGCACAAGGATTATTAAATCCTGTTCAGGAAGTCACAGCCGCGAAATTAAGGGTTGAAAATGGCTTCTCAAATAGAACCCGTGAAGCTATGGAATTGACGGGTACAGACTTTAATACAAACATTTCACAATTAAAACAAGAAGAAGCATTGATGAAGGAGGTACGGAACATTGGGACAGGCGAAAGCAAATAAAAAGTTTTGGAATTTCACCCCGGCGACAAATGATAGCCCGCCGGAACTTATACTTTACGGCGAAATATCAGAAACAAGCTGGTGGGGTGATGAAATTACGCCCCGGCAATTCAGCGACGAACTGAACGCGCTGGGTGATGTTGATGAAATCATCGTAAGAATTAACAGCGGCGGCGGTGATGTATTCGCAGCAACAGCAATTTATACCCGGTTAAAAAGCCATAAAGCAAAGATTACCGTTAAGATTGACGGCTGGGCGGCTTCTGCCGCAACTATTATCGCAATGGCCGGGGACACAATTCAAATTCCGAGCAACGGCGTTTTTATGGTTCATGACCCATCTATGGGTGTTATGGGTTGGTTCAACGCAGAAGATTTTGAAAAGCTTGCTGACGAATTGAAGGTTGTAAAAAACAGCATTATAAACGCCTATGTATTAAAAACAGGCAAAAAAGCCGAAGAAATCGCAGCATTAATGACCGCGGAAACATGGTATACAGGAGAAGAAGCGGTAAAGGCTGGATTTTGTGACGAAGTGCTTTTTGCAGAAAAGATTGAAATGGAAGTTGAAAATGCTTCAAAAGTCATAGTTAATTCAATTCCGTTTGATATTTCAAGCTTCAAGAGTGTGCCAAAATCGTTGTTAAACTACCGCACGGCCCACAACGGCGGAAGTTTTACAAATAAAAATCAAAAACAAAACGCAAAGGAAGGTGTGAACATGGAGATTAAAACAGTTGAAGATTTAAAGAAAGCTTATCCCGAACTGACAAATCAGATTGCAGAGGAAGCGCAGGCCGCGGAGCGCAAAAGAATTCAGGACATAGAAGGCGTTATGATAGAAGGCTTTGAAGATATCGTGAATGAAGCAAAGTTTGAAAAGCCTATTGCTGCCGCGGAAGTTGCAATGAAGATCATTGCAGAGCAGAAAAAGCTGGGTGCAAATTACCTTGCAAACCGCGAAAAAGACGTTGCTACTTCCGGCTTAAACGGCGTTAAATCGGAAGGACACGAAGGCGGAATGGGTAAAACCGAGAAAAACCCGTTCGATGAAGCTATCGACAAAGTATTACCGGAAAGGAAATAAGGAGGAATGAAAAATGTACGAAATTAACACGGCAACATTTACCCCGGACAACTTCTTTGCAGGGGATTTCCCTATTGCAAAGGAAACCGGAATCGTTGACACCGGAAAAACCATTAAGAAATACGAACCTGTAAAAATGGTGGCGGGAAAATTTCAACCCGTTGTATTCATAGACGCTACAACGGAACCGGAAAAAACGGCAGAAGAAAACACGGCGGAAGGCTTATACGGAATAGCGGCGGAAGCGGCAACAGAAGGAACAGAAGTTGCTGTTTACTTAACAGGTGAATTTTTCGCAGCAAGTATTGAATGGCCTGAAAACGTAACAGCAGCGATGCTTAAACCCTACTTCCGCAAGCTGGGAATTTTCTTAAAATAAGAGGAGGAGCAAGAAATGGCTAATGAAATCAGTATTTATGATCCCCGCACTATGGGCAAAGTAATTCGTAGAATGCCCCCGGTGCGCACATTTTTTCGCTCAACGTTTTTCAAAAATCCTTTAACATTCCCGACGAAAAGCGTTGACATCGACATTAAGAAGGGCAATAGAGAACTGGCCCCGTTTGTCAATCCGAGAATAGGCGGAAAGACAGTTGCAAACAGCGGTTATCAGACAAAAACCTATACCCCTGTATTACTTGCACCAAACAAAATAACAACAATTGACGATCTTCTGACAAGAAGCCCCGGAGAATCGCTTTACAGCGGCAAAACACCCGCTGAAAGAGCCGTTGAAAAAATGGCGGAAGATTTTACCGAGTTAAGGGAGCAAATTGTGCGTAGGGAAGAATGGATGTGCGCACAGGCTATATTTACGGGGAAGATTCCTATTGTCGGCGAAGGCGTGAATGAAGAAATCGACTTTTCATTCACAAACAAGGAAGAAATCACAACGGCAGCTAAAAAGTGGAGCGCAGAAACTTCTGACCCGATAGCAGATTTAGAGCGTTGGCATGAAACCGTGCAAAAGAACGGTTTTGTAAACTGCAATGTTTGCATAATGTCAAAAGACGTTGCGAATGCCTTTGTAAACCATCCAAAGGTTATGAAGTTGCTTGATATTAAAGCGTATGACATTGCGGTTATTAAGCCGAGGGAATTACCTAACGGCGTTACTTATATCGGAACTATCAACAAGCTTGGGCTGGACATTTACACTTACAATGAATGGTATCTTGACAACTGGACAGACCCGGACAATCCGGTACAAAAGCCGTTGGTTCCTGAAAAAACCCTTGCGCTTATGTCAACAGCAGCAGAGTTTTCCATGTGTTATGGAGCAGTTACATTGCTTGACAGCGTAACAGAAAACTTTATCACAGTTGAAGGGCAGATTGTGCCGGAAACATGGATTGAACGCAGACCGTCCCGCCGTTTTCTGCAATTAAACAGCAAGCCTTTACCTGTTCCCCATGAAGTGGATAGCTGGTTTGTTGCAAAGGTGCTATAAGATGAACTTCAAAGATGTTATAAAGAAGGACATTACAGACGTTTTTCATAACGCACAGGAGTTCGCAGAAGAAAAAGCGGTAAAGTATGACGGGAAGTGGTATCGTATCCCGGTCATAATGGACTATGATGGAGCAAAGGACAGAAAAAAGCCGTCCACAGATAACGCGGACGGCATTTTCCTTTGCGACGTTAAAGTTTACATTGCCGCTGACGATCTGCCGACAATACCCCGGAAAGACAGAAATATTGAAATCGAGGACGATATTTTCAATATAGCAAAAGTAGAGGTTGAAGCCGGGGAAATTGTGCTTTACCTTGAAATGCTTGATGAATAGCGGCGGTGATTAAGCATGATCGAGATAACAGAAAAACAGATTGAGCGCGTAAACGCCTTGCTTAACGGAATTAAAAACGGCCCGAACAAAGCTTTTTACAATACAATTAACCGTGCATTGACAACATTACGTGCAAAATCAAGCAAGATGATTCGCGAATCATACAACATTAAAGCTGGAGATATAAAAAACAATCAAAACATGAAGATAAAAAAGGCCACGCTGCAAAATGTTGAAGGTTCAATTACATTTGCCGGGACGGTCATTCCATTAATTAAATTCAATGTAAATCCATCACAACCGGAACAGAAAAAAGTTACTGTTTCGGTTTTGCGTTCAGAAGGGGGAAAACGGCTTGAAGCGGCTTTCGTTGCAAATTTAGGAAGGTACGGAGTAGGCGTATTTGAACGACAAACAAGCAAACGTGATTCATCGCAGCAACTTTACGGGCCTTCAACCGCACATATGATGGAAAACGAGGACGTATTGCAAAAAGCGGAAGCGGCAGCGCAAGAAACTATAAACAAGCGCATTGAGCAGGAAATTTCCCGGATACTGAACGGTTACGGGATATAAAGCCGCACCCGTGCTTGTGGGAGTACGAATCGGCGGCGAAAAGAAAGGGTGACGGAATGAACAAATGACCCCTATAAATTTAATTGACGCACTAAAAGAATTCATCGAAGAACAGGTGAAAGATATTTCGCTTTGCGTACGAACAAAAGGCGAAAATGCAAAGCCACAATACAGGGCCGCAGAAGTTCACAAAATGCGACTTCCTGACAAGGAATCGGAAACAAAACTTATTCCGTACATTCTTCTTCAATTCCTGACCGGGAAGGACACACAGGAGCCGGGCAAAGACCCTGAAAGCGAATGCAAAATACGCATTGTTGTGGCAACTTATTCCGAGGATGGCGGCGTGGGTGCATATGATGTTTTAAACGTCATTACGAGAATACGGGTGGCGTTATTAAAAACGGGCATTATAGCAGAACAGTTTATTTTGAAACTTGACAGCCCGCTTGAATACATTATCTATACAGACGACACAGCCCCTTATTATTTAGGCGAAATGATAACAACGTGGGAACTTCCCGCAATTGAAAGAGAGGTGCAAGCCGTATGGCAGTAAAAAACAGCGGTAAGAATGAGCCGTACAAGGCGGCAGAAATAGCCACAGACGAACAAAAAGAAGCGGTAAATGCAAGTAATAGCATGACAGAAAAAAACGAGCCACAGGCCGCAATAAACGCACCGAAGCAATATGTATACATCGGGCCTTCCGTTCCCCGCGGGAAATTGCTAAAAAATGCAATATTCACAGGGAGCAGAGAAGAAATTGAAAAATACCTTGCTGACGTGCTGGAGAAATACCCTAAAATTAAAAACCTGATCGTTCCTATTGAGGAACTGGCAAGAAGCCGCGAACAGGTAAGTAAAACAGGAAATGCCATCAACAGGTGTTATGTTGAACTGGCTTCCGAATTTAAGGCATAAGGGAGGAAAGAAGAATGAGTTTTTATCATGGAGTTAAAGTTTCCGAACAGACGACTTCCGTTGCAACGCCTGTAGTTGCAGGAAGCGGGATTCCGTTTGTTGTAGGAACCGCCCCTGTTCAATCGGTGGGCGGCAAGGCTAATGTTCCGGTGCTTGCTAATTCTTACGCGGAAGCAGTTGCCGCGCTGGGATATAGCGACGCATGGGACAAATACACACTTTGCGAAGTAATTTATTCGCATTTTAAGCTTTACGGTATGGCACCGATTATTTTCTTGAACGTCCTTGACCCGGAAACAATGAAAGAATCGGTTGCAGCAGCAGACAAAGACGTTATAGCAAAGCAGATCAAATTGCCGCTTGAAGCTATCGACACAACGGTTGTTGTAAAAGCGCAAGGCGGAGATGGTGAACCGTATGTAAAAGATACAGATTACGCCCTATTTTATGAAGGCGAAAACCTTATTATTGAGGTATTAAGCGGTGGGGCGGCTTATTCAGCAACAAAACTGAATGTTGCATATGATAAGGTTAAACCCAGCGACGTTACTTCAACGGAGATCATCGGAGGTTATAACACAGAAACGAAAAAAACAACCGGGCTTGAATGTATCAATCAGGTTCTACCGATGTTTGGAATTATTCCTGATCTAATTCTTGCGCCGGGATTTTCGCACGAATCAACAGTTGCCGCAGCAATGGCAACGAAGGCGGCAGGAATAAACAGTTTGTTTACTGCAAAGGCTTTGATTGACGTTGATACAGACAGCGTAAGCGGCGCAGATCATTACAGCGAGGTTCCGGCGTGGAAGAACGGAAAAAACATTACTGATAAAACACAGGTTATTTGTTGGCCGCTTGTGAAACTGGGAGATAAAACATTCCATATGTCAACACATGTAGCGGGACTTATAGCACAAGTTGACACAAAGAACGACGGCTGCCCTTACGAATCGCCTTCAAATAAGAAATTACAGATTGATTCGCTTGTTGTAAAAGGTGGAACAGAAGTTGTTCTTGATCTTAATCAGGCAAATTACCTGAACGAAAACGGCGTTGTAACAGCCTTGAATTTCATTTCGGGCTATGTTTTGTGGGGAAATGAAACTGCATGTTTCCCAGCAAGCACAGATATTAAAGATTACTTTATTTGTGTTTCGCGTATGTTCGGATGGGTAGGCAGCACGATCATACAAACCTATTGGAGCAAAGTTGATAATCCGACGAATAAAAGGCTTGTAAATAGCATTGTCGATTCAATCAACATATGGTTAAACGGCCTTACTTCCGAAGAAAAGTTGCTGGGCGCAAGGGTTGAGTTCAGAGAAGATGAAAACCCACTGACAAGCCTTTTAGCGGGCAAAATAAAGTTCCATATATACATGGCACCACCCGTTCCGGCGCGCGAAATTGAATTTGTGCTTGAATTCGACACGGCTTATTTGACCGCGTTATTCAGCTAATGAAACGGAGGTAAAGAGATATGAAAGTTAACGAATCCATAATCAACTTTGCGGTATACGAAAACGCGGTTGAGTATTATGGCATGGCAGAAGTAACATTGCCGGAAATTTCAAACTTGACCGCAGAAGTGCAGGGGGCGGGAATATCCGGGAATTTTGAAAGCGTTGTGCTTGGACACCTTGAAGCAATGACCTTGACATTGAATTTCAGGACATTCACAAAAGACGCGGTTTCCCTGCTTGAACCACGCGACCATACCATTGATTTAAGAGCAGCGCAGCAGAGTAAAGACACGGTTTCAGGAAAAACCGTTGTAACGTCTGTAAAACATGTAATGGTGGTTAAACCTAAAAAGTTAAACCCCGGCAAGCTGGCTCCGGCTTCTGCCGCTGACGCTTCCGGCGAATATGCGGTAACATATTGGGCCTCTTACATCGACGGAAAACAGGTACTTGAAATTGACATTTTGAATTTCATCTATAAGGTAAATGGCAAGGATTATCTGGCAGAAGTCAGAACAGCTTTAGGAAAATAACCAGCGGAAAACCCCCGCTGGTTTTTCCCTATTGGTAAAGAAAATAATATGGAGGTATCACAATGAGCGAAAATAAAGTAATTACAGAAGTTAAAGAAACAGAGGTTACAAACGCCGCAATGGAATCAACAAATGAAGGCGTTTATGTTCACAACTTTAAAAAGCCTTTCAAATACGAAGGAAACACATATACAAGCATTACGTTTCGCTTTAACGAACTGCAAGGCAAAGATATGATCGCGATTGAAAATGAAATGACAGCACAAAACGAAATTGTATTTGCGCCTGAAATTTCGGCAAGTTTCCTTTGCAGAATGGCAGCGAAGGCCGGAGGAATAGGAAGCGACGTAATCGAAGCCATGCCAATTGGCGACTTTTCCAAAATCAAAAACGCGGCCCGAAATTTTTTAATAAGTACGGGTTATTAAAAGACCCGTGCAAATGGATTCGGCAAGAAAGTTTCCGTATGGCGCGGGCGACTTATACGCCGATTTCCTTTTGGGTTGATATACCCATTTGCGAATTTATACGGTGGATTAACGACATAAACGCCGCAGCGGAAGAGGATAAACGGAGGTGATGGCATGGCGGCGACAAGAAAAGAATACGAGTTGCTTTTTCAGTTAAAGGCGGCGTTAGGTTCGAATTTTGCAAGCACTTTCAAAACCGCCATGCAAACAACAAAGCAGCTTCAAAGCACACTTGCCGATGTTAAGAAAGTTCAAAGCGATATTTCAGCATTTGAGAAGCAACGGAAGGCAATAGAATTGAATAAAAGCAGGCTGGAGGACTTACAGGCAGAGCATGACAAGCTGCAAAGAGAAATCAAAGAAACCGAGCAACCCAGCGAAGCCCTTACACAGAAGCTAAAGAAGAACGAACAGCAGATTGCAAGTACGACAGAAAAAATTAAATCGCAGCAAAAGGAACTTGATAATCTTGCAGACAAGCTGAAAAGTACAGGCGTAAATACTGACAACCTTACAGGAGCGAATGAAAAGCTTGAAAAGGCATATAAACGGCTTGCGGATAGTCAAGAGAAGCTGGCAAAAATAAATGCGGCACAAGAGAAAAACGCTGCCGCAATTGCTTCCACCCGTTCGCAATTACTAAAAACAGTAGGGGTTGCCGGGGCTTTAGGTACAGCGATTTATGCCGGGCCTGTAAAAGCCGCAATGGAACTTGAATCACAAATGGCCGAAGTTGCTAAGGTTATTGATTGGATAAATAAATCAGGAACGCCGCAAGAGATAAAAAATTATAAAGAACTTAAAAAAGCAGTTCTTGAAGTTACGACACAAATACCAATGACGGCCACAGAAATAACAGAAATAATGGCGGCAGCAGGGCAAGCAAACGTTGCATATGATAATGCGGGATTAGTGAGATTTACAAGCGACGCGGCAAAAATGGGAATTGCCTTTGATACAACGGCGGAGCAAGCGGGAGAATGGATGGCGAAGTGGCGTACTTCATTCAAAATGACACAAGATCAAGTTGTGGAGCTTTCGGACAAAATAAACTATTTAGGCAATACGACAGCGGCAAAAGCACAAGAAATTTCAGACGTTGTTACAAGAATAGGGCCGCTTGGAGATGTTGCCGGGTTCGCAAGCGGAGAAATTGCCGCATTGGGCGCAACATTGATTGCAACAGGTGTTTCGCAAGAAGTGGCAGCAACAGGCATAAAGAATACAATGCTTGCCATGAATGCTGGCGCAAGTGCTACAAAAAAACAACAAGGAGTTTTAAAAAGATTAGGACTTGACGCAAAGGCATTAGCAGAGCGAATGCAGACAGACGCAAAAGGCGCGATTCTTGATTTCATGGGCGCATTAAAACAGTTACCGGAAGCAGAGCAAACAGCCGCATTGCAAAGTTATTTCGGCAAAGAATCACTGGCGGCAATAGCCCCGCTCTTAACAAACCTTGAATTACTTGAAGAAAATTTCAACAAAGTAGGGGACGCTTCAAAGTATGCAGGCTCTATGGAAGCAGAATATGCAGCGCGCGCGGATACAACAGAGAATAAAGTTCAGCTTGCAAAGAACAGTATAGCAAGACTTTGTACCGTGTTAGGCGATACATTTTTGCCGTATGTAGGGCAAGCAGCGGAAAAGGTGTCCGAATTGGTCATAAAGTTTGCAGATTTTGCAGAGAAAAACCCGGAGTTAATTGCAACGATAGGGAAAATTGTTGCCGGATTATTAGCATTTAAGATCGGCGCATTAGGCTTGAAACTTGCATTTCTGGACATTAAAGGCGCTGGACTTGCAGTACAAAAAGTTTTCGCTTTATTTGGGGCAGGAACGGCAAAAGCAAGCGCACAAGCAATTACACACACCGGAACATTAAGCAAGCTGGCAACAGGGCTGAAAAATTATTTCGGTGGAGTGAAAGGAGCGGCTGGCGGTGTATCAAAAGCTTTTTCAGGCGCATTCGGAGGAACTAAAGCAGCAGGAGTGTTTAAAGGTATTGCGGGCGGGCTTTCAAAGGTATTTGGAGGGTTCGGTGGCGCGCTTACAAGCGTGTTTACTTCTTTCGGAGGGAAAGCAACAAAAATATTTGCGACAATAGGAAGCGCAATAACGAAAGGCCCGCTGGGTAAAGTTGTTTCAGTTCTTGCCGGAGGATTCGGGAAGCTTGCGAAGGTGCTTGGCCCTGTAGGTAAATTGATTATGACCGCGCTGGGGCCACTTGCAGGAATCGCCGGAAGTGTACTTCCGATTGTTGGTGCAATAGCAGCCATTGTTGCAGGAATTCAAATACTATTTGGAAACCTTGACAGCGTACACAATTTTATAGAAGAAAAGTTCGGCCCGGAAGCGGCAGCAGTATTTGACAAAATAATGAACGTCGTTAAAAACGTAGGCGAAACCATAAAGAATATTTTTTCTGATGAATCGCTGGGGAACGCACGAAATTTCCTTGTAAATATTTTCGGGGAGAAATCGGCTGGCGTAATAGACGGCGTTTTTACAATGATTAAAACCGTACGGGATATAATCGGCGAATTTATAACATTCTGCAACAATTATGTAAGGCCGATCATAGAAACCTTATTCCGGTTCATTGTAGAAGAGGTTTTGCCGTTAATTGCAGCAAAGTTTGCAGAATGGGCACCGATAATTTCGGGTATTATTCAGAACCTTTGGACGGTAATTTCCAATGTTGCAGCGGCAATATTAAGTGTAATTCAGTTTGTATTGCCGACAATCACAGACATTATAAAAGTTGCCGTTCAAACGATTTCGGGCATAATCGGTGGCGTTTTGAAAGTGCTTCAAGGCGTTCTTGATTTTATCATCGGCGTTTTTACGGGCAACTGGACAAAGGCGTGGGAAGGCATAAAATCCATATTTGCCGGGGTATGGGAAGCCCTGAAAAGCATAGTAAAGGCCCCGTTGAATTTCATCATTACGGCAATAAATACACTTATCAGGGGGCTTAATAAGCTAAAAATACCGGATTGGGTGCCGTTAGTAGGCGGAAAAGGAATTAATATTCCTGAAATACCAATGCTGGCAAAAGGAAGCAAAAACACGCCTTCAACATTCATTGCTGGAGAAGAAGGCCCAGAACTTATAACAAATGCGCCGGGAAGAACGGTTTACACAGCAAAGCAGACGCAAGCATTTTTAGACATAATTAGGAGGATTAAAGATTTTGATTTTCCAATGCCGAGAAGTGGAGCAGGCGGACTTGCATTTGCTGGAGGATACGGAACCCCGGCAACGGTTTCAACAGGGGCGAGTTATGGAGGAACAAGCATAACGATTCATAACAACCCACTAATTCAGGTTGACGGAGCCGCGCCAAACGATTTAGAAGAAAAATTGCAGCGTAACAATGAAAGCTTGCTGCAAATGCTTGATGAATGGATACGCAAAAAAGAAGATGATGAAAGGCGGCAGCGTTATGGATAATACGTATACAACAATTTCAGGAGATCGATGGGACGGTATCGCTTATAAAGTAATGGGAAGCGAATCATACATGAATAAGCTTATCGAAGCAAACAAGCAATACCGGAACGTTTATATTTTTCCTGCCGGAATTGTATTGACGATTCCTGACGTTGAAGCGGAAGTTCCGGCAGAATTGCCGCCGTGGAAGAGGGGGACGACGCTATGAGCGAAAAAGACATTGCCCGCCGCACAGAACTAAAGGTTATATTTGAAGGCGTTGATATAAGCGTTGACATTCGCAAATACCTGAATTCCCTTACTTACACAGATAATGAAGAGGATAAAACCGACGATCTGCAAATTGCAGTTGACGACAGGGACAATATCTGGCTGGGTTCGTGGTTAAACACACAAGCCCAGCCGGAATCCTCCGAACAGTCAACAGACACGGGAACGGGCTGGAATGTAGGCGACGAAGTAACAGTTACAGGAAGGCCGCAATATTCAAGTTATGGGAATGGAACACCGGGCGCAATGCTGACAAACTACAAAGGGAAGATTACGCGGCTAAACTTAAAAAGCGGCATTCCTTACCCTATCCACGTAGATCAAAAAGGCTGGTTTGCAGAAGATCAGGTTACAAAAGTAGAAGCATTCGAAAGCAAGGAAATAGGAAGCGGCGGCGCAAAAGGAGCAACCATACAAGCGATAATAATTCAAAAAAACTGGACGGGTGACGGAAAAGACAAGGTTCTTGATTGCGGTTTATTTGAAGTTGATAGCGTGGACGCTTCTGGCCCACCGCAAAAAGTGACGTTAAAAGGTACTTCTATTCCTTACACTTCCACGGCCCGGACACAAAAGAAAACAAAGGCATGGGAGAAAATAAAACTTTCAGGAATAGCAAATGAAATCGCCGCGGCAAACGGCTTAAAGTGCATGTTTGAATCAACAATTGACCCGCTTTATGAAAGAAGGGAACAGGTTCAAGAATCAGACATTGTATTTTTGCAGCGGCTTTGCAAGGACGCTGGTATTTCGTTGAAGGTAACAGCAAAGATGATCGTTCTATTCGATGAAGCGGCTTACGAACAAAAAGAAGCAGTAAGAACCATACAAAAAGGCAGCAGCGACATTATTTCATATAGCTTTTCAACAAATATGAATGATACGGCATACAGCAGTTGCCATGTAAGCTATACAGACCCGGCGACGGGAAAGGTTATTGAATACACTTATACACCGAGGGATTCAGACAAAAGCGGACAAGTGCTGGAGATTAACGAAAAGGTTTCAAACCGCGAAGAAGCCAGGCAACTTGCAATGAAGAGGTTAAGGCAGAAAAACAAAAGCGAATATACGGCAAATTTTACGCTTGTGGGTGATGTTTTGCTGGTTGCAGGGGTAACGGTCAATGTATCCGGTTTTGGCATGTTTGATGGTAAATATATTATTGAACAGGCGGTTCATACGGTATCAAGCGGGTACAAAGTATCAATAAAGCTTCACAGGGTGCTGGAGGGGTATTGATGAATGAATTAAACGCATTAAAAAATATTGTGCGAATAGGAAGGGTAAGCACGGTGAACGCAGAGAATAGAACAGCCCGTGTAATATTTCAAGACAAAGCAAATCTTGTTTCAGGGCCGTTGATCGTTCTAAAAAATCAGCCTTCAATTACCGTGCATGAAAAGGAATTAACATATGGTGTTCTTTCAGCAGAGGGACACACGCACGAAGGAAAAACAGAAAACCATACACACGGATTGACAATAACCCCGTGGCTTCCGCATGTCGGGCAACTTGTTTTATGCCTATATTTACCGAACGGAGAAAGTGACGGATTCGTGATTGGAGGGATTTAATTGGCGGTAATAGGAACTTTGGGGGACATAGTTTTTTCGGTTTCCCGAAATCAAGTAAATACATTTGATAATTTAAAATGGGACAGTTCCGCAAAGTATGCCAGTCACGAAAGACATTTACAGGAAACGTTACTTGAATTCGTCGGAACAGATAATGACACAATCACGTTTTCGATGTATTTTTCCGTATTTTTAGGCATTAACCCTATGAATGAAATTATAAAACTACTGAATGCCGAAAGAAGCGGAAAAGTAATGCGGCTTGTAATTGGACAAAAAGCATACGGGCGGAATAAATGGGTTATCACAAAAACTTCAAAGGACTTGGAAAGGTTTGATAAAAAAGGCAATTTGCTTACAGCAAAAGTAAGCGTAACGCTGGAAGCATATGCGGCAAGGTAGGTGGTGAAATGTTATATACAGTAACGGCGAATATAGCTGAAATAAACCTTGCGCCGCAAACGGTAGAAGAAGAGGTTTTACAGAATGTTGCAATGATTCTTGCAACCCCGCAATTTTCTGTTCCACTTGATCGAGGGTTGGGCCTTAAACAAGAATTTGTTGACAAGCCCCTACCAGCCGCGCAAGCAATTTTAGTTGCCGAGATCATCGACGCGGTGGAAACATACGAACCGAGGGCAACCGTTGAAAATGTATACTTCAAGCAGGGGGAAAACCCCGGCAAATTGATTCCATTCGTGGAGGTGAGCATAAATGGCGGATAAAAGGAATTTTCCGAATATAAACTTTGTTGATACAAATACAGAAAAACTAAAAAACAGCCTTATAACGGCCTATGAGTTAATAACAGGCAGGACATTATACCCGGCAGACCCCGTAAGGATTTTTATTCTTTGGGTTGCCGATATAATCGCACAAGAAAGGGTTTTGATTAACGAAAGCGCAAAGCAGAACGTACCGCGCTTTGCAGAAAATGAATATTTAGATTCGCTGGCAGAGATTTTCAAGGACGTTGTAAGGCTGGAAGCGAAAGCAGCAACAACAACCTTGCGTTTTACTATATCGGAGCCACAAACGTCACAGGTTGTTATTCCGGTTGGAACGCGGGCAACGGTTGACGGGGAAATAATATTTGCAACAACCGAGATTGGCATTATAGAAGCCGGAAATACATTTGTTGATGTTCCGGCAGCATGTCAAACGACAGGAGCCAGCGGGAACGGATTTATACCGGGGCAAATTGCAACGGCGGTTGACATATTCCCATACATGCAAAGCGTTTCAAATATTACAACCAGCGAAGGTGGTTCAGAAAGGGAAACTGACGAAGCATTTTATAAACGAATGCGGGAAAGCGTTGAAAGTTATTCGACGGCTGGCCCTGCTGGGGCTTATGAATATATTGCAAAATCCGTAAATCCTTTGATCGTGGACGTTAAAGCGAATTCGACAACGCCGGGGGTTGTTGACGTATGGGTATTGCTTCAAAACGGACAGTTGCCGGGGCCGGAGATATTGGCACAGGTACATGAAGCATTAAGCGCAGATAAAAAAAGGCCGCTTACAGACGCGGTAAATGTTAGTGCGCCGGAAACAATACCGTTTGACATTGATTTTACTTATTATATCCCGCTTCCGTCTGCTGCTTCTGCTTCAATTATTCAACAGGCAGTAATGGACGCAGTAACGGAATATAAGAAATGGCAAACAAGCAAGATGGGGCGGGACATAAACCCGTCCTATTTAATTTCATTGCTTATGCAAACAGGAATTAAGCGCGTCGAATTGACGGCCCCGGTTCATACAATTGTGCCGGACGGGAAAGTGGCGGTGATAGGAACAGAAAACATTGTAAACGGAGGGTTTGAAGATGAATAACGATATTTTGACCGCCGATTTATTAAGAACGCTGCCGCCGAGCCTTCAAAAAGACGAACGTATGAAAGCACTTGCAAGGGTAATTGCCGACGAATTACACAATACGCTGGGCCTTGTAAAAGAGAATATTATATATCCCAGAATCGACGAACTTTCGGAAGAAGTGCTGGACATTCTTTCGTACGATCTTCATGTTGATTGGTACGATTACAATTACCCTATTTCCGTTAAAAGGGCGGTTATTAAAGACAGCGTGAAAGTGCATATGCGGCTGGGTACAAAATACGCCGTTGTTACCGCGCTGGGGAACATTCACCCGGAAAGCGAAGTTGAAGAGTGGTTCGAATACGGAGGACAACCATTTTATTTTAGAATCATTCTTGACGTGACGAAATCACAGGTTCCAGCGTCGTACAGCGAAATTATAAAAGCAGTAAACTTTTATAAATCGTTGCGTTCGAAGCTTGAAGAAGGGGAAAACGGAATTATATACAGGAGCCGGGCCGGAATTGAAATAAAAACGTCAGCGGGATACAAAAAATTTACCAGCGGATTAACAGGACAGCGAATGGCCGGAACTTTTCCAAAAAGTAATATTATCGGTGTTGTTCATCGTGAAGGTGTTACCATAGGCGGCAACGCAGATGGAGTTTCTTTTACTTCACCGCTGGCGGGAACCGTGCCAGTAATAAGTACAATAGGACTAATAGAACAAAGCGAAGCAAGCATGTCATTAACCGCAGGGAATGTTTCGTTTAATTCAAAGCTTTGCGGAACGCCCCACGGTACATTATAGAAAGAAGGTGAACATATGCTTACGGCGGTGGCATTGAACGATATTAAAACGTTCGCACTAAACAGAATTGCCTATGCCCGGTACAAAATCGGAAGCACATATTACAACGCCAAAATCAACAATAAAGAAATTACGGCTGGCGGCGTTGTGCGGGTTCAACTGCCGATCATTCCGCAAGCTTCTTCAACAGTAAGGGTTACGGAAGTTCAGTTGATTAACACAAATAACGAGGTATGGGCAACACAAACGGTAAGTATCGACATTGAAACAGTTCAAACAGGTATTCTTTACTGGTTTGAATTCAACATTGAGGAAAAGGAGGTATAAAGGAAGATGGCTTATCCGCGTACTTTTTGGAAAGATCATGTTACGGAGCGACAAAATGATTTTCAGCATGTAGATAACGGCGACGGCACAATAAAACATATACCCGTGCCGGGAACTATCTTGCAGCAAGGAACCCCGCAGAATCAGCCGAATTTTGACAACATGGAAGAAGGAATATTTGGTGCAACCGAGATGGCGGCGGAAGCGGCCCGTTCAATCAGACACCACGGGCAAGCAATCGAAGGGCTAAGAGGGGAAAAAGGTCAAATAACATTAACAAATTCCCTTGAATACCCTTTTAACAATTCAATCAAGACCGTTTCGCTTGCAACGCCGAGGAATAGGACTGATTACGTTGTTGACGTTGAGGTTCCAGCAAACATCGGTAATGTGGGCCGAATTGAAATCACAGACAAGCTTTTAAACGGGTTCAAGATTGCTTTCACAGGAAGCGCAGCAAGCGTTACTTTAAATTATACAGTTAGAGGGGGAATGTAGAAAATGGCAAATGTGATTATTAAGAGTGACGAAAGACGCGCCCATGAAGCATATGTTTTAAAAGCGTTTGGAAAAAACGGCTGCAACGTGACCCGTTCAGATTATGAAGCGGCAGAATGTATTGCAGCAAGAACCCGTGAAGCACACAAAGAATTGAAGAGGATGGAGGAAAAAAGAAAATGATTATTGTTGAGAAAAACGAAGGAACAAAAATACCGTACGAAATAAACGGTAACAAAATCACTTTCAATGACGAATTATCCTTGAACCTTGAAAAGTATGAGAGGGACGACGCGGCCCATATTGACATTTGCAGGGATAAATTCGGAAACCTTGTTACCGGAGTTATTCCGGGAGTTGCAGAAGCATATGTTGCGGAAATTGATATTCCGGCCCGCGAATATGATTATATTGCCGACGGCACCGACGAAAACGGAAACCCGGTTGAAGTACCTATGCCGGAACCTTTTGACATTGACAAATGCACATTGACGCTTTGGGCGTTAACAGAAATGGAGGAATAAGAGATGGCAACAAACTTTGATGATTTTAAACTTGCGGTTGAATCTATATCAGGGGGAAAAAATACTGTAAAACTTGATGATTTAGGAATGCCCAGCGTTATGGTTCCGTTTCCTACCCTGAAATATTCTGACATAATGGACGGCGGAACAACAGATATTTTGCCGGGATTTCTGATTGAGAATGTTGAAAAGAAAATGTATATCAGCAAATTTTTGAACATCGTTATAAACGGAAGGGCCTACTCTTTGCCAATGAAAGACCCACGCGCAAACATTACATTTGACGCGGCTATTGCAGCTTGTCGCGCTAAAGGTGCTGGGTGGGGATTGAATACCGCGGCCCTTTGGGGTGCGATTATGTCGTGGTGTTATAAGAACCAAACCGTTCCCCGTGGAAATAACAATTACGGGGCTTCTTATGAAGCAGCCCACGAAAAAGGAATTGCAGCAGCATACGACAGCAGCATTCCACCAAAGGTAACAAGAACCTTGACAGGTTCCGGCCCTGAAACATGGTATCACAATCACCAAACAACAGGAATTGCCGATCTTGTCGGTAATGTGAATGAATGGGTTGCCGGATTAAGGCTGGTATACGGAGAAATACAAATAATCCCGTATTCTGACGCGTTGAAATCAGACGTAAATATGGGTGAAAGCTCTACAGAATGGAAAGCAATCCTACAAGACGGTTCGCTGGTTGAACCGGGAACAGCCGGAACTTTGAAATATGACGGTGAAACATCAACAGGCGGTATAAGACTAAACACAGAAGTTGAGTTTACAACCTCAACAATGGCGAACACATATGCGACAAAAGCATTTGGCACAATTGCCGCAAAAGCTGGTGTAACGGTTCCGGCGCTGCTTTATGCGCTTGGACTTATGCCGATTCCGGGAATAACATACGGAAACGGTACTGTATACATGAGAAACCATGAAGCAGAGCGTTTGCCGTATCGCGGGGGCTACTGCAGCAACACCAGCAATGCCGGGCTGGGCTACTTGAACTTGAGCAACCCGCGTTCGTATTCGTACGGCGTTCTGGGCTTCCGCTCCGCTTTCTTTGAATAACTGGAAACTGAACGACTGAATAACTGATGGGGCGGCTGATAGGCCGCCCCTAAAACTGAAAAGGGGTAATAATGGAACCATTCAAACTTAAAGAAAAGATTTATGACATGATTTTGTATGGAAGCCCTGCCCTTGAACAGTTTCCAAAATCAGAAAGGTACTTACTTGCAGCGGACATAAGGCGATCAATGTATGAGTTGTTTCGTTATTCAATCATACTTGAAAAACGGTATTACAAGAAAAACACTATTGAAGAAATGGACATTGAACTTGATAAATTGCGGCATATGATAAGGATGGCAGCAGACAAAAGACTTTATCCAAACCGCGCGCCGTGTTTACCGTTCCGCAAGTATGAACATTGGGCGAAGCTTCTTGACGAAATCGGGAAGATGATCGGAGGATATATGAAATATACAAAATAACATATATGGGGAATAAGCCGTTTCGTGCTTATTGCGTTTGCCGTATCGCGGGGGCAACTACAACAACACCAGCAATGCCGGGCTGGGCTACTTGAACTTGAACAACCCGCGTTCGAATTCGAACGACAATCTGGGCTTCCGCTCCGCTCTACCCCTTTATGCCAGAAGTTAAACGGACAAGTTCGTTTATCCAGCGCGAGGGGTTAAAGGGGCTTATTTCCCTTCCTACCCGCACGGGCAAGGAAAAAGACTATATTGCCGGGGAAACAGACAGTAAGCAAACAAGCTGAACAGGCCGTTGCATAATTGCAGGGGCCTATATTTGTTACACCGCGGCGTGGCAATAAGGGGGAAAGATGAAAAAGATTAAAAACATATATGAGCAAATATACGACTTTGAAAATTTATATGCAGCATGGGAAAGCGCAAGAAAAGGAAAACGCTACAGGGACGATGTACTGAAATTCACCAATGATCTTGAAGCAAACCTTATTGACATTCAGAACCATTTGATTTACGGCACCTATAAAGTGGGTGCCTATCGTCCGTTTTATGTATATGAGCCTAAAAAGCGGCTTATTATGGCCCTTCCATTTCGTGATCGGGTTGTTCAATGGGCGATTTACAGGAACCTAAACCCGATATTTGACAAGCAATTTATTTATGATTCTTACGCTTGCCGAATAGGAAAAGGAAGCCATGCCGCAGCCGATAGGTTGCAATATTGGTTGCGGCAAACCGAAAGAAAGCCACAACGGTATTATTATCTGAAACTTGATATATCAAAGTATTTTTACAGGGTAGATCATGCCGTTCTGATTAAGATATTAAAGCGCAAGATTGAAGATGAACGGCTTTTAAACCTTTTAGAAACAATTATCAATTCAGAAGATACCCGTTTCGGGCTTCCTGCCGGAGTTGACCCGGATATGTGTACCGAAGAAGATCGGCTGGCCGATGTAGGAATGCCGATAGGTAATCTTACTTCACAGCTATTTGCAAACATTTATTTGAATGAACTTGATCAATTCGCAAAGCATAAGCTGGGTTTACATTATTACATTCGATATATGGACGATGTTATTATTTTACACCCGGACAAGCGACACCTTGCGCGGGTTAAAGAAGAGATTGAAGAATTCCTTTTCAACGAATTGCATTTGCAGCTTAACAAGAAAACGGCAATCAGACCCACAAGCATGGGAATTGATTTTGTCGGGTTCAAAATATGGGCAACACACAGAAAGTTGAAAAAGAAAACTGCAATCAAAATAAAATCAAGGTTAAAGTATCTTTTCCGAGCGTATAACAGGGGAGAAATTACGAAGGAAAAGCTGGACAGGAGCATTGCTTCATACCGCGGAATCTTAAAGCATTGCAACAGCTTTAAGTTTCGGCAAGGGCTAAATAAACTGTATATGAAGGAGAAATCAGCATGGAAGGAATGAGTGATGTAATTTTAACTATTTTCGGAGCCATAGGCGGCGCAGGAATAATCAGCGGCATTGTTTTACGCAAAATTGACAAAGTGAATAAAAAACTTGATGGGCAAAAGGAAGCGCGGATTGAAGAAAGCGTTGTTATCATTTCAGGAATTAAAGCTATAGGGCATTTAGCAGAAGCGACAGCAATTGCACAACGCAACGGGCACACAAACGGAGAGATGGAAACAGCCCTGAAATATTATGCGAAATCAAAAGATGAAATGAACAACTTCTTAATGCGCCGCGCTGCTGAAAGAACACACAAGGGGGAATGAATATGGCGCGCAGCAAAAGCAGTAAAGACAAGCGATTTACATTTACAAAACTGGTTGTTGCGCTTGTGATGGTAACGTATTTTGTCGGGCTATACATAGGCGTAAAAGTTACGCTTATTGACACGTCACAACTTGGGGTTTTACTTGCCTTCATCGGTGCGCCAACAGGTATTACAATCGGCTTTTATTGTTGGAAGTCAAAAGCTGAAAACATGATAAAAATTGCAAAGAACAACCCTGACATTCCAATGACACCGGTTGATCTGAATGCAATCACGTCGCAGTAACGGGGAGGAATGAAAAATGGCGTTGACAACAAAACAGAAACAGTTCATTGAAAAAGTTGGACAGCTTGCCGCCGCTGACATGAAAGCCAGCGGCGTTCTTGCGTCCTTAACAATTGCGCAAGCAATCCTTGAATCAGGCTGGGGAGAATCCGAACTTGCAACAAAGGCAAACGCCCTGTTCGGGATTAAGGCCGGGCCTAACTGGAAAGGCAAAGTTTACAGCGCAAGGACAAAAGAATGTTACGACGGCGAAACATTCGAAGATATTACAGCGACATTCAGGGCCTATGATAGCTGGGAGGAATCCATAAAAGATCATTCGGCCCTATTAACGGGGCTGGCCCGGTATAAGGCCGTAATCGGCGAAAAGGATTATAAAAGGGCCTGTATTGCAATCAAGGCCGCTGGGTATGCAACAGACCCGCAATATTCTGAAAAACTGATAAAGATCATTGAAACTTACGAACTGAATAAATACGATACCGCCGCGGCTTCCGATAGCGGACAGGCCCCGGCAAATATAACGGGAGGTAATAAGAAAATGAATAACAAAGAATTCATTGCAAAACTGAAAAACGTTGTTGAAAACTTCAATACGGTTTACATGTGGGGCGTTTTCGGTGCGCCAGTTACAGAATCAGTAATTGCACAAAAGGCAAAGCAATATTCAAGCTGGTACACAGCAACAAAGCAAGCTGAATTCCGCGCATTGATCGGGAAAAAATATTTCGGGTTTGATTGTGTATGCCTTATAAAAGGTATTTTGTGGGGTTGGAATGGCGACGCTTCAAAGACTTACGGCGGCGCAACATACGCTTCAAACGGGGTGCCAGACGTTTCGGCAGACGGAATGATTAACCAATGTGTTGATGTTTCGACGGATTTCAAAAAGATTTTACCCGGTGAAGCGGTTTGGCTTCCGGGGCATATTGGCGTATATATAGGCGACGGAAAAGTAATTGAATGTACTCCGATATGGAAAAACGGCGTTCAAATAACAGCTTGCTTGAACATCGGAGCAATTACGGGCCTGAATGGGCGCACATGGACGAAACACGGCAAATTGCCTTATATAACATATGAAGCAGAGGAAACACCCGGAGAAAATGAGAACACAGAAAAGCCAGCGGTGTCACTTACAGTGGGTTCAATAGTCAACTTCACAGGAACAAAACATTATGCAAGTTCGAACGCAGCTTCCGGGGTTGCTTGTAAACCCGGAAAAGCAAAAATAACAAGCATAGCAAAAGGCGCAAAACACCCTTACCACCTTATCAGGGAAAGCGGCGGAGGTTCGACGGTATACGGTTGGGTTGACGTTGCAGACATTGAAGGTGCGACAGAAAAGCCCGTGGTATCGCTTACAGTGGGTTCAATAGTTGACTTTACCGGGACAAAACACTATACAAGCGCAAATGCGACAGACCCGAAACCATGTAAACCCGGAAAAGCAAAAATAACAAGCATAGCAAAAGGCGCAAAACACCCTTACCACCTTATCAGGGAAAGCGGCGGGGGTTCAACCGTATATGGCTGGGTTGATACTGCCGACATTAAGTAATTCACGGGAGGAATAAAGAATGTGGAATGAATTATTAAATAACCTTATGAACATAGGGTTTGCAATGCTGATCTTCTTATGCGCATACCTTGCAAACATGGCGTTTTCATTATGGTACAACATTAAGATATTGAATCAGAAATTCGACAAAGGGAAAATTTATGCCAGCGGATTAAAAATCCTTGTTTTCGTCGTTGGCCTTACTTTGCTATGTATTGCAATAACAGCCTTGCCTATATTCGCAAATCAGGTAGGCTGGGAAATACCGGACGAATACGCGGACGTTTTCGCAAACATCGTAATAATTGCAGCGGTTTTGCTGGTTTCAAGCAAGTACATTAAGGAAGCTTACAGTAAATTTATAGCGATACTAAACACAAGTAACGATATTGTTAAAAAAGAAGAAGTATTGCTGGAGGTTCCGACGCAGCAAGGACAAACAGAAGAATTAAGCGATCAGATAATAAGCGAAAGCCCGCCGCAGGCAGTAACCGCAGAATAAATATATAATGCCACAATACTTTAAAAGGAAGCCCGCTGATTTTGCGCCGTCAGTGGGCTTTTTTAATTTTCAAAGAACAATCTATATAAAAGGGGCGCCGCATTATCCCCTATGGCGACGGGTTCCCGCTATCCCCATTCCGGGGATTTCGGCCCGTACCCAGCGGGCCATCATCAGGCGGGTTGTTTAAAGCTATATTCTATAATGCCTTTCGGAAATTTCGCTATCATGCTCAATCAAATAATATTCTTTTTTACCACCGGAAAGGTTATAACCTTTTATCCAGTTAAAGCCGCCGCTATATGGCCCGTTAATGTATTTACAACCTAATGTTTTAGGGTTATTCTTTACCACTTCAAAAACATATTCAAAACAGTAATCGTAAAATTCTTCTTTATCGCTATCCCACATTTTAGTAACTTCTTTTACAAAAACCTTATCGCCCTTCTTAACATCATTTACATTTGTTATTATTTTCATTGTGTTTACCTCCGTTTATTATCTTTAACTATGGTTATATTATATACTCACGTGAGTATAAAGTCAATAGGAAAAATGAAAAATTTTGCAAAAGAGAAGCGCAAAATATAAGAGCGGCAGAACGCCGCCCCGGTGATTTAATCAAGTAGTGATTCGCAACTGATTGAATATTGCTTTTTAAGTTGTTCAAAAGCGTTTGCGGTTACTTTATATTCGTTCCAGCCGATTTTATAATGATCCGGCTTTACAAAGTCATTAGGGGTATAAACTTTTAGTAATTTAACGCTTCTGCTTTCTTTCAGCGTAAGCATTGTATCAATATAGTAATGTTTACCGTCATGGGACATTCTTGCTTCTAAATTTGCAATAGGCTTTAATTGGCCCATTTCGGGAGTATAAGTATGAAGCCCTATATTTACATTTGTGAATTGAATAACCTTTGACATTATGATTACCTCCAAAAATTTATTTTCCTTACCATGATTATATTATATACTCACGTGAGTATAAAGTCAAGAGGGAAACCATATAAATATTGCACAAATATACTTGCGTTAAATTATATAAAATATACTTGCGTGAGTATTCGAACAATGATATAATGTAAAAAAATGAAAGGGGTTGTATGTATGGCGGATAAAAAAGGAACATCAGCAACGCGGGCAAAAAATAAATATAACGCCCAGAATTATGACAGATTATATCCTTACGTAAAGAAGGGAAGGAAAGCAGTATATGAAGAAGCGGCCCAAAAAGCCGGAATGACATTAAATGAATTTATGATTACAGCAATTGAAGAAAAAGCAAAAAGCGTACTTCAAGAGAAATAAAGGGGTTATTATATGGGAAATATTAAGTTATTAATAACAAGTACGTATAAGGAAGATGGGACATACAATAATGAAAAACCAGTTCTTGAAGAATGTATGATTCAAAATTTACCGCAAAGACTGTTGGAACTATCGCGAAAAGCAAACAAAGGAAATGAAAATGAACTTGTTATTTCGTTTCCTAATGACAATGCGGAAACAATGCTTGTAGAGATATACAACGGGTTTAGGGAATAATAATTATATTGAATTTTAGGAGGAAACTGCCGTAATGGAAAAGAACAATAGAGAAAAAGTGGATTTAAGCCTTGATAATGAGGAATTCTTTAAAAGATACGGGCGTAAAAAAATCGTATCCACGTTTACATTAGGTTGTAAGGTGAATCAATATGAAACAGAGGCTATGATGGAAGCCTTTGAAAATGCTGGCTATGAAATTGTTGATTATGATGGTTACTCAGATATCTATATAATAAATACCTGCACTGTAACAAATATAGGAGATAGGAAATCCCGCCAAATCATAAGAAGAGCTTTGGACCATAATCCAGATGCTTTTATAGCCGTTGTAGGCTGCTATTCTCAGATTGCTCCTCAGGAGATATTGGAGATACCAGGAGTAAAGCTTGTAGTAGGCACTAATGAACGTTCTAGAATAGTGGAACTGGTAGAAGAAGCTCAAAATATGGACAAGAAGATCAGTGTTGTTGGAGACATAATGGAAATAAAAGAGTTTGAGGAAATGAGCATAAAAAATTACAAGAGCCGCTCACGTGCTTTCATAAAGATTCAGGAAGGTTGTGAGCAGTATTGTACTTACTGCATCATACCTTATGCCAGAGGACGTGTAAGAAGCAGAAGGCCAGAAAGTATAGTAGAAGAGGTCAAAGCGCTTGCAGAAAATGGATACAAGGAAGTTGTATTAACAGGTATTCATGTAGGTTCTTATGGTAAGGATCTGGGAAACGTTGGACTTATAGATATAATAAAGATGGTTCATGAAGTGGACGGGATTCAGAGACTGAGATTGAGTTCTGTGGAACCAAGGACTTTTGATGATGCTTTTTTATCAAGTCTTCCCAAGCTGAACAAGCTATGCAGGCATTTCCACTTATCGCTGCAAAGTGGCTGCGATGAGACCTTGAAAAGGATGAATAGGAAATACACAACTCAGGAATATAGAGAAGTAGTGAGCAAGTTGAGACAGATATATCCCGATGTTGGAATAACAACGGATATAATCGTTGGATTTCCAGGAGAAACAGATGAAGAATTTCAGAAGACCTTGGAGTTCGTAGAAGAAATGGCTTTTAGCAGTATGCATATTTTTAAATTTTCACCAAGAAAAGGGACTCCTGCAGCTAAATTCAAAGGACAGGTTGATCCCAAAGTGAAGGATGAAAGAAGCAAAATTATATCCAAAGTTGCAGAAAAAAATCATATTAAGTTTATGAATAGCTTAAAAGGCAAATCTTTAGAAGTGCTTTATGAGGAAAAAGTTGATGAAAACAGCAATTTTTATGAAGGACTTACAGATAATTATATAAGAGTAATTGCTGAAGCTGCATATGATATTAAGGGTAGAATAATAAGTACTCGATTAGATGATATAAAGGAAGACTTTATGATAGGAAAACTGGAAAAGATTTGA